TAATTATGGTCGTAACGAATTAATGAATACAGAAAGACTAAGACCACCACAGTCTTTTATGATGAAGCCAGAAGTAGGAAAACTATTAGTATTTCCTTCTTGGTTACAACACATGGTATATCCCTTCAAAGGTGAGGGAGAAAGAAGAACAGTAGCATCTAACTTAAATTGTTGGGATGTTCCAAAAGAATCATTAATAGAAGGAGAAGAAGATGGAAATGTTAATTAACGCAATTAGCTGGATTACAATAATAGTAACAGTTGCTAGTTTTATAGCAGCCTCTACGCCAACACCTAAAGATGATGTATGGATTGGTAAGCTATATAAGCTTATAGATTTACTAGCTTTGAACATCGGCAAGGCGAAACAAAAATGAACTGGTTAAAAAAAATGTGGCAAAACGTCAGGGGCGTTGAAAGTAAAACTGTCAGAGCTAGAACAGAAAAAGGTCATTTTGTTGCTGATGATAAGTCTACACCAGACGTAAATGAGGCTTACACTACAGTTGAAGTAAAAAAGAAAGGTAAACGCAAGAAGAAATAATGGCAACCGCAAAAGACGCACTTCATCAAATTAGTTCACACGAAAAAGAGTGTGCTATACGTTATCAAAACATAGAAAAACGTCTTGATGAAGGCTCTGAAAAATTTAAGAAATTAGAAAATATGCTCTGGGGTGTTTACCCATTTATGGTAGGAGCTATCGTTCTCACAAAGTTTTTATAGATGGAAGAGGAACTACTAAACGAACCAACTATAAAGAAAAAGCTAGAGCTTGATATTGACGTTTCACCCAACTATTTATCAGTGAATCCATTTCAAAAATGGGTACATCTAGCTAAAACAGTAGACGCTTGGCGAATATTCCCTAGAGCGTTTGTCAGCGTCTACATCTTACTACTATACAAAGTAGTCACTTGGTTTATGACCATACCTGAACCCAACCTAGAACAATCAGCTTTAGTGTCTGTTGTTGTAGGTGCAATGGCAGCTGTTTTTGGTATCTACGCTGGCACATCAGGACAAAGTAAAAAGTTTAAAGGCGAGGATTAATCTTGGAAGCGTTCAATCTGATCGCTGAATTAGGTCTGCCAATAGCTGGTGCTTTAATTATGGCTTACTTTATATTCTTGGTCATGAAACAGCTTATGGATGGTTTGATTAGTGAAATCCAAACTGTACAAGGAATTACCAAAATGCTCATCACTAGAGCTTCTATTATGAATAATGATATGATTCGCATAGACACAAGTGTATCTAGTGCTCTTAATCTGCCACCAGACTTGGACAGGATAGCTAGAGCTGAAAACTTTGTAGAGGATGGGAAAATAGATGCCAGAAGAGATTAATGGACATAGTACAGATAGTAGCTGATTTTGGTTTTCCAGTAGTGATGGTAGTTGGACTAGGCTACTTTGTTTACTTTGTGTGGCAAACGATTACCAATAAGATTGACCCAGCTGTACAAGAAATGAAAGGCACAATCATACGTTTGACAGATCAGCTCAGGCTGCTCGACCAAGACATGATTCGTCTTCAGCAAAAAGTGAATACAGTTATAGAGGTAAAGGAACAAGATGAAAAATCGAAAAAGACCTGACGAAATGTTGCTTATAGCTTCTATGATAATCGTTATGTTTGTCGTCATAACTGTGCAAGCTGATGAAATGACTCACAAGTTTAAGAACCCAAGCTTTTCAGGTATAGGAACATCCAGTCATTATCTGACTATAGAAAATCAAGAGTTCAACAGAAAAGAAGCAATACGAGAAGAACTTAGAGCATATACTGAAGACCTAGAAAGAGAAGCAGAAAACACCACGTTAGCTCGGTTCATACGAAATCTTGAATCACGCATCTATGCACAGCTTTCAAGACAATTAGTAGATAGTCTATTTGGTGAGACTGCTTCTGAGTTTGGCATTTTGGAATTGGAAGGAAACACCATAGAATATAGAGTAGAAGACGACAAGGTAACATTAATAATTACAGATGAAGAAGGCAATACAACAGAAATTACTGTACCTCTCGGTTCTTTTACTTTCTAGTTGTGCTTTGATTGTAGACCCATTAGACAATGGAATACCACCCATAAGAAGTATTGAATCAGCAGAGGTTGGTTCCTTATTGACCAAACTAGCAGAAGTGCCTTCACCTATACGAAAACCTGTAGTAGCTGTCTACCCAAGCTCTTTCAAAGACAATACAGGACAACGCAGAAGCAATAGTCAATACGCAAGTTTCAGTACAGCCATAACACAAGCTCCTGACGCTTACCTCATAAGAGCACTAAAACACTCTGGTGTGTTTGAAGTGGTAGAACGTACAGGACTAGACAATCTAACAAAAGAACGCCAAATTATTCGTACAACCAGAGAAAGTTTTGATGAAACTCAAAAGGTCAAACCTTTACTTTTTGCTGGGTTATTGATGGAGGGTGGTGTAGTCGGTTATGAAACCAATGTTAAATCAGGTGGTGCTGGAGCAAGATACTTAGGTATTGGAGCTTTGAAAGAGTATAGGCAAGATTCTGTCACCATATCCTTACGCACAGTTTCTGTGAGCACAGGTAAAATTTTGATTGAAGTTTTAGTAACAAAAACAATACTTAGTTCAGCAGTGTCTTCAGATGTGTTCAGATTTTATGCAAACAATACTGAGCTAGTTGAAATAGAAAGTGGTATAGTAGAGAATGAGTCTATAAACATTGCTTTACAGATGGCAGTAGAGACAAGTGTATTACGCACAATAGAGGAGGGCTATGAAGAAGGCTATTGGCAAAAGGATAAGAAGACTGATATTGGTAAGCCTGATTGCGATGACGAATGTATCGCTACTATTAGGGGCTGACAACGAAATATACATAGATCAGTCAGGTGCTACATCTAACTTGGATATAGAACAAGTTGGGGGTAGTGGAAACATAATTGGTGGGTCAGATGCTACAGCTGGCTCTTCTAATATGACACCATTAGATTTAGATGGTGCAACCATGACCTTAGATATATTGCAAAAGGGCTCAACAAATAAATTCTTGGGCGATATATGGGCAGATAACTACACAGGCTACTTCTCGTTTATAGGCGATACAAATACATTTAACATGTCTACAGACGAAACAAACGCTACTGGAGCTGATGGTTCTAATGTAAACGTACAAGTCACAGGCAACACGAACACCATGACTCTCAATCACGCTATGACTGCACTAGCAGCTAATTTGGATTTAGATTGGATTATACAAGGTGGTGGTAACAGTATCACAGCATCCATAGATGTAGATGGTGCTACTAACTACATGGATATAGATGGTTCAGACAACACAGTGACATACGATGGAGATGGATATGCTGGTGGTTACTTCTATCTAGATCATACAGGTGGTTCAAGAACTTTTAACATAGACCAAGAATCAACTCAAGATAATGATTGGCTCAAGATTACGTCTGTTGGCTCTAATGGCACAGTTTGTGTCACTCAGTCAGACTCAACTACTTCATTCGTCTGTTGATATAGGTTCTATCTCAGAAGTTAGAGGTAATGCACAAGTTCTCAGAGACAAACCTTATGGTGCTGAATTAGAGTTTAACATCCAACAAATGGATGATGTCCGCACAGAAGCTGGCAGAGTTGCCATAACTTTTGAGGATGATTCAACAGTCAAACTAACAGAACATTCTAAACTGGTTATAGATGAATATATCTATGACCCTGACCCCTCAAAGTCAAAAATGGCTTTGAAATTTGCAAGTGGCACAGCACGATTTATTACAGGCAAATTCAATAATAAAAGCAATATATCTATTAAGACACCTACAGCTGACATAGCTATTAGGGGCACAGATTTTACTTGTACAGTAGATGAGCTTGGAAGGTCTTTGGTTATATTGCTACCAGATGAAAATGGCATATCTAGTGGTGAAATTATTGTAGCTACTGCTATGGGCAGTGTTACACTCAACAAGCCATATCAGGCAACTACAGTATCTGTTTACGAAAACAGCCCAACAAAACCAGTAACTTTAGACATATCACTAGACTTGATTGATAACATGCTGATTGTTAATCCTCCAGAGGAAACAGAACAACAGGCAGAAGAAACACAATCAAGAACAACAGTAGATTTTTTAGAGTTTGATGACTTAGATATAGACTATCTTAATGAAGATTTTTTGGATGCTGAAGCTGACCTAGAGTTTACAGAATTAGATATAAACTATTTGGATGTAAATTTTCTTGAAGATTTACTCAATGTGATTGATGCACTAGCTATATCAAAAGAAGAAGACCAATTAAAACAAGGTGGTGTAGGTATTCGCATAGTAGGAACTAACATAGGTCAAGACAAAGATACACAGATAACTACTATAGTCACAGGTCAAAATATTAGTCTTACCAGAACAGTCAGCCAAAGTGTTAAACTAAACTTAGATGGTTCTGATAGCTATACGATAATATTGATACAAGATGGTGTGTCTAACACAGTTAAAATTAATGGTGGTTCTTCTACAACAATAAAAATCAAGCAAGGTTCTGGATGAAAAAACTTATACCACTATCACTCATACTTATATTGGTGTTGCCATTTATCTATCAAACCACGCCACTTGAAGTTCTTAAACTTAGAACTTTTGATGCTTTAATACCAGAACAGAATGAAAGTGGTAATTTTGTAATACTAAACATCACTGAGAATGATATTGCTAATGAAGGCGGTTATCCTTTATCAAGACAAACCTTAGCTCAAATACATATTAACCTTTTGCGTAGAGGAGCTATGGGCGTAGGTTGGGTTATGGCTTTTCCGCAACCAGATAGATTTGGTGGTGACTTTGAGTTTATGGAAGCACTCTCTTTTTCTCCCAGTGTTCTTGCTATGTTTGAAGGAGAGGGAGACTACCCACCTACATCTGGAACAGTTATTTTAGGTGAAGATGCTGGTGGTATGATGACAGAAGGCGTTATAGAGAATATAGATGTTTTAAAACAAAACAGTGCACAAGGCATAGCAGTAGCTAGAACAGACGTTGACAATCTAATTAGAAGATTACCACTGCTAATGAAAACACCAGATGGTTGGGTGTCTTCATATGCCACAGAAGTTTTGAAAGTTTTGGCTGGAGCTGAAACATATGTGATTAAAACTAACGATAATGGCATAGAACAAATCAGAGTAAGAGGCATACCACCTGTATCAGTAGATTCATTAGGTCGTAAGTGGATTAGTTGGGTAGACACACCACAAACTAATCTTTCTGAAATGGATGTAGAAAATAAATTTGTATTTGTAGGATTCACTGCTAAAGGCATCATGCCACAGCTGGCAACTCCTGTAGGCTTGTTAGAGCCACACAAAATACAAACAGCTCTAGCTGAGTCAATACTGATAGAAAACAGCCCCTATGTGCCTGATTGGTCGTTTGCAGTCGAATTTATGACCTTATTGTTATCAATAATACTCATTTGGGTAATTTTAAGTGTTTCAGGCATAACTTTAGGCATATCTTTGGGCGTTATTGTGATGTTATCCACAGGTTATACAGGATATTACTTAATACAGTCAGGGATGTTGATTGATGTCACTTGGACACTCATTTCACAGTTTATTACTGGTTCTACAGCCTTTTATGTGCGTTTTAGAGAGCAATACAAGGCAAGACAGTTGATAAAACAGCAATTTGGTAAGTATTTAGACCCTAGAATGGTCAAAAAACTGCAAAAAAACCCAGAATTATGTCAAATTAATGGTGCTAGGGTCGATTGCTCCATAATTTTCACAGATTTAAGGGGTTTTACGAGCCTTTCTGAGTCTGTAGAGCCAGAAATGGTCACTTATATCATGAACTCTGTCTTAGATGTACAAGTACAGGCTGTAAATCAATTTTCAGGCGTTACAGACAAATTCATAGGCGATGCTGGAATGTTTCATTTCAACACAATCATTCCACAAGAAGACCATCACCAGTTGGCATGTGACGCAGCTAGACAGATAGAGAAAAACATTGTCGAATTGAACCAGCGTTTTGTAGAAGAAGGTATACCAGAAATAGCTATTGGTATTGGTGTTAACAGCGGAATTTGTATTGCTGGAAATTTTGGAGCTACAGATAGATTTGCCTTTAGTTTGATTGGTGACCCATGTAACGTAGCAGCTCGTCTTGAGTCAGGAACCAAGGAGGCTGGTGTAAGTACCCTCATAGGGCACGAAACAGCACAAAAGTGTAAATATGTGTTAAAGTCACTACCAGATTTAACAGTTAAAGGAAAAGCTGAGGCGTTAAAAGTATATACATGGGCATGAAATTATCATTAATACTAGGAGGCTTGTTAGTTGTGACTATTGGTAGTTCAGCATGGTACATAGACTATCAAGCAGACCAAATCAGCACGTTAAAAGGCAACCAAGTAGTCTTGGAGACTAAAATAAAAGAACAAAACGAGGCTATAGAAAACCATCTAAAGCAAGCAAAACAACAACAACAACAAATGAATACTCTTGCAGACGAAAACAGAAAAGCTCTTGCAAACGTAAACAAACTTAGAAAAACATTTGCAAACTTAGACCTAGATGAATCAGCATTAGCAAATCCAGAAGACTTACAACGTAGAATAAATAGAGGCTCAGAAAGAGTAATGCTTGAGCTTGAGAAACTAAGCAACCCAAATCAATTTGATGAAGAATATACTGATAGTTAGTCTTGCAGTAATTACTGCCAGTTGCTCTATGTTGCCACAGGTCAAACCTGTGCAAGTTAAGACCATAGCTGAAAGACCACCCATATATCATCCACCCTTACCACAACCTATGAGCTTGACCAATGTAGATTGGGAAGTAATGACACCAACTACTATGCAAGAATACTTAGATAATCTTGAGTCTGGCAATGCACCTCCTAGAGCTTTTTATTCATTGTCTAGCAGAGAATACGAAAACCTTAGCATGGATATGGCTGAAATAACTCGATACACCAAGGACATACTTTCAATAATCAAATATTATAGAGAATTAGACAAACCACAGGAAAAAGATGAGTAAGACACCAGATGCTTTTGTTTATAACGCAAAACTAGAGAGAATTATAGATGGAGATGGCTTTGTTCTAAGCGAAATAGATTTAGGATTTAATATTAAATTAGCCAATCAATCAGTACGCTGCCATGGAATCGACACTCCAGAATCTAGAGTCAATACAAAAAGACAACCTGAAAGAACAGCAGAAAAGGCTTTAGGTCTGAAAGCCAAGAAGAGGTTAGGAGAACTTTTGACAGGAGATATAAAAATTAAATCATTAGGTCGTGGCAAGTATGGTAGATTGCTTGGCATACCTTACGATTGCAATGGAAACAACGTATGTGAAATACTTATTAAAGAAGGTTTGGCTTCACCTTATTTCGGTGGTACAAAAAAAGCTAAAGTCAGAAAAGATGGAACATGGGGAGAGTAATATGCAAATATCACAAGAAGGATTAGCGTTAATTAAAAAGTTTGAAGGTTGTGAGCTAGAGGCTTACAAGTGTCCAGCTGGTGTATGGACTATAGGTTATGGACATACCAAAGATGTCAAAGAAGGTGACAAAATTAACAAAGATGAAGCTAACTATTTACTGCAAGAAGAAATGATTGAGTTTGAAAGTTACATAGATGACATGGTTGAGGTAGAGCTTAACCAAAGTCAATATGACGCTCTTTGTGCATGGGTGTATAACTTAGGACCCTCAAACTTAGGCAGTTCTACGTTGCTCAAGGTCTTGAACGAAGGCAAATACGAAGAAGTGCCACAACAAATCAAACGATGGAACAAAGCAAATGGCGAAGTATTGACTGGTTTGATACGCAGACGTGAAGCTGAAGCTCTACTATTTCAAGGTAAAGAGTGGAGTGAGGTTTAGCATGTCAGACAAATGCACTATACTGACCCTAGACACATTGTGTTTAGGGTTGGGTAGCTACTATGTCACTACCTAGTTACTCAACCTGACTAAGTTATGAGCGACATATCATTAAAAGATTTTGATATTCTTTCTGAACAAGACAAAGCAGAAGCACTAGCTTTACTTAGTCGTTACGAACAATTAGACAAGCAAGATTCTTGTCAAAACGACTTCATGGGTTTTGTAAAACATATGTGGGGTGACACTTTTATAGAAGGCAGACACCACAGAATAATTGCAGATAAATTCAATAGAATTGCACAAGGCAAACTAAAACGTCTAATTGTGTGCTTACCACCAAGACATTCTAAATCTGAATTTGCGTCAACATTTTTTCCAGCATGGATGATGGGTCTAAATGGTGCTTTAAAAATAATACAGTGTACTCACACAGCAGAATTAGCTGTGCGATTTGGTAGAAAGGTAAGAAATCTTATTGATAGTGAAGATTTCAGAGTTATTTTTCCAAATTTAAAACTTCAGGCAGATAACAAATCAGCTGGTAGATGGACAACAAACCAAGATGGTGAATCGTTCTATGCTGGTGTGGGTGGTGCAATTACAGGTCGTGGTGCTGATTTACTTATTATAGATGACCCACACTCTGAGCAAGATGCCTTGTCGCCAAAGTCACTAGAGTCTGCTTATGAATGGTACACATCAGGACCTAGGCAAAGACTACAACCCGGTGGCACTATAGTGATAGTTATGACACGTTGGAGTACCAAAGACTTGGTAGGTAAAGTTTTGAAGAAACAAGGTGATGACAATGCTGACCAATGGGAAGTTGTCGAGTTTCCAGCGATATTACCAGAAAGTGAAAATCCTTTGTGGGGTGAATTTTGGAAGAAAGAAGAATTGTTATCAGTTAAAGCTTCATTGCCAGTATCTAAATGGAACGCACAGTGGATGCAAAACCCAACTTCTGAGGAAGGTTCTATTGTAAAAAGAGAATGGTGGCAACAATGGCAAGGCGAAGACGTGCCTGATTACAGTTATGTCATACAAAGTTACGATACTGCTTTCTCTAAGAAAGAAACAGCTGATTATTCTGCTATCACTACATGGGCTATATTTCAAGATCGTGATGAAGTTGACCAAATAATACTGTTGGATGCCAAAAGGTACAGGGTAGATTTTCCTGAGCTTAAAAGAATAGCTTTTGATGAATACAAGTATTGGGAACCAGATTGTGTGTTGATTGAGGCTAAAGCATCAGGAACGCCATTGACACAAGAGCTAAGACGTATGGGCATACCTGTTACATCTTATTCACCCAGTAGAGGACAAGACAAGATAGCAAGAATGAACAGTGTTGCTCCTATATTTGAATCTGGTATGGTTTGGGCTCCTGATGAAGACTTTGCAGACGAAGTAAGAGAAGAATTAGCATCATTTCCATTTGGCGATAATGATGACTATTGTGATAGTACAACTATGGCTTTGATGAGATTCAGACAAGGTGGTTTTTTGTCTTTGAAAGAAGATTATCAAGATGAAGCAAAGTTTTTATCTAAAAACAGAACAGTGTATTATTAATGAAGATATTTTTAACCACATTTGTGCACGACACAAAAGAATATGAAGGACCTGATATACATGCAGAAACTTGGGAGGAAGCTCAGTTGATTGCAGAATCACAAGGATTGATACTAGAAGGTGAATTGACAGAATTAGTTTCTTTAGGTGACGAGATAAGACCTAGAGTGCTACACTAAAGATTATGGCAGTAGATAAACAATTAGGAACAGAAGACAATCCAGATATTATGGAACAAAGTTCTGCTGTTGTAGTAGAGCAAGAACCAACAAGACAAGAATTAATTACAGACGCAGCTGAAATACTTGTTAGTGAAGATGAAGTGTTGGTAGGCGATGAGTTGCTAGAACAACCCATGCCTCAGATGGATTTCAACTCTAACTTAGTAGAATTTATAGATGAAGATGTTTTACAAAAGATAGCTTCTGATTTAATGAGCTCTATACAAAGTGACAAACAATCCAGAAGTGAGTGGGAAAAAACTTACAAAGAAGGTCTTGAGTATCTTGGCATGAAGTTTGATGAAACTAGGTCACAGCCATTTGAAGGTAGTTCTGGTGTGGTTCATCCTTTATTAGCAGAAGCAGTTACACAGTTCCAAGCCCAGAGTTATAAAGAGATGTTGCCAGCCAAAGGTCCTGTAAAGACAGAAATTGTTGGTGCTAGAACTATAGAAACAGAAAGTCAGGCTGAAAGAGTACAAGCCTTCATGAATTATTACATCATGAATGTAATGAAAGAGTATGACCCTGAGCTAGACATGTTACTGTTCTATTTACCACTGGCTGGTTCTGCATTTAAGAAAGTTTATTTTGATTTTGTTACAAACAAGGCTGTATCTAAGTTTATACCACCAGAAGATTTAATCGTGCCTTACGAAGCCTCTGACATGTCTTCAGCTGAAAGAATTACACATGCTATCAGTATGTCTTTAAATGAAGTCAAGAAACAACAAATAACAGGTTTTTATGCAAATGTAGATATACCTGAGACAGACTATGGCGAAGACGCATCTGACATAGAAGGTGCTATAGATGAAATACAGGGTGTTTCACCAAGCTACAAAGAAGATAGAAATAGAACTATATACGAAATACATACTGTTTTAGACATAGAAGGCTTTGAAGATTTGGATGCAAATGGTGAACCTACAGGTCTTAAACTGCCTTATATCATCACCATAGATGAAAATTCAGAGACTGTTCTAGCTATTAGAAGAAACTACTTAGAACAAGACCCACTCAAGAACAAAATCAATTATTTTGTGCAATATAAGTTTTTACCGGGATTAGGATTCTATGGCTTAGGTCTTTCACATATGATTGGTGGTTTATCTAAAGCTTCTACTTCTATACTAAGACAGCTTATAGATGCTGGTACGTTAGCTAACTTACCAGCTGGATTTAAAGCAAGAGGCATGAGAATCAGAGATGAGGATGAGCCTTTACAACCCGGTGAATTTAGAGACATAGATACGACTGGTGGCTCTCTAAGAGAAAACCTTATACCTTTACCAATAAAAGAACCAAGCAATGTATTAATGCAATTACTTGGTTTATTGGTCGATTCTGGTAAAAGATTCGCAGCTATTGCTGACATGAATGTAGGTGACAGCAACCAAGCTATGCCAGTTGGTACTACTGTAGCTCTTTTAGAAAGAGGTACTAAGGTCATGAGTGCTATCCACAAAAGATTGCACTACGCACAGAAAATAGAGTTTGAACTCTTAGCTAAAGTGTTTGCAGAGTATCTGCCACCATCTTACCCTTTCCAAGCTGGAACAGCTCCTAATGAAATTAAACAACAAGACTTTGATGGTCGTGTTGACATCGTACCTGTATCAGACCCCAACATATTTTCACAAAGTCAGAGAGTTACACTAGCACAAGAATTATTGATGATGGTTCAATCCAATCCTCAAATACATGGACAACAAGGCATGTACGAAGCATACAAAAGAATGTACGCAGCTCTTGGGGTGGACAACGTAGACTCGCTTATACCTCCACCACCTGACATGACACCACAACCAGTTGATGCTGGTTTAGAGAACAGTAATCTTATGTTAGGTATGCCAGCTCAAGCTTTTGAAGGACAGAACCATGAAGCACACTTAGAAACACATAAGAGTTTGTTTTTGACACAAGTGGTTAAAGATAACCCACAGATACAATCAATAATCATAAGTCACTGTATGCAACACTTACAGTTCTTATCATCACAAATAGCCAGTCAGCAGATACCACAAGAAGTGCAAATGCAATTACAACAAGCACAAGCAGATATGCAACAAATGCCAGCAGACCAAGTTATGCAAATGCAACAACAAATACAAATGACTTTAGACCAATACAGTGCACCTATCATGGCACAACTTACATCAGAGTTCTTACAGTCTATAGGACAAGGTGAGAGTAACGACCCATTGGTTGATATAAGAAAGTCAGAGCTCGACCTAAAAGACAAGGAGCTAGACATTGAGCAACAACAGTTTATTCAGAAACAAAATCAAAGAGCACAAGAAAAGATGCAAGAGAACATGTTGCAAGAACAACGCATAAATGTGCAAAAAGATATAGCTGATGATAAACTAAATGTAGCTATAGACAGATTAAAGCAAAATGCTGATTTAAAGCTTATGGAATTAGGAACAAAAACGAGGAATTAATTATGGCGACATCATTTAAACAAAAAGCAGTAGCTGAACTAAGAGCTGCTAAAAAAATTGAAAGAGAACAAGAAGCTAAAGCACAAGCAGAGCACGAACAAAAAGAAGCTGCCAAGCTATTGGCTAATGAGCAAAGAATAGCAGATAAACTGGCACGAATAGCACAACCAGAGCCTGTTGTTGAAGAAGTGGTAAAAGAAAAACCAAAATCAAAGGCAAAACCAAAAGCTAAAACTACAGCAAAAAAAAGAGGCAGACCAGCTAAGGCTAAAAAATAATGGCTGATGATTATGAGTTGCTTGACGCAGTTAAAAAAATCATATCGCAAAGAGAGTCTCAGATAGGCGAAACCATGATGTCAGGTGGTTTAAAAGATATGGAACATTATAAATATTTGCAAGGAGAACTATCTGCTTTATACTATATGAAAACAGAATTACAGAATTTATTTAAAAAAGATTAAATGGCAAAACTTAAATCCACAAACGACATAGTTGCAGATGCTTATATACAAGAAGAGGCAAGAGTTCTTGACCCTACATTATTAGAAAAATCAGTATTAGACAGGATGCCACAACCAACAGGTTGGCGTATGTTGGTTTTACCATACACTGGTAAAGCAACCACTAAAGGTGGCATACATTTAGCACAAAGCACTGTAGATCGTGAAGCTCTAGCAACTGTAGTTGCTTATGTAGTTAAGCAAGGACCTGATTGCTACAAAGATACGAAAAGATTTAGTGGAAAACCTTGGTGTGAGGAGAAACAATGGGTTTTAATAGGGCGTTACTCTGGCTCTAGGTTTAAATTGGAGGAAGGTGCAGAGGTTCGCATCATCAATGATGATGAAGTGATAGCCACAATTCTCGACCCTGATGACATAGTGAGTTTATGATGAATGAACAAGAAAATGCACAACAAATTCAGCCAGAGGCTGATGATGTTGAAGTAGAGGTAGTAGAACAGGAGGCTGTAGTAGACTCTAGCCCAGATGATGAGCTAGAAAACTATACTAAATCTGTTTCCAAAAGAATAAATAAGTTGAATGAACGCAACAGACAAGCTGAAGAAAAAGCAGCTGAGTTAGAGCGTAGACTAGCTTCAAAAGAGCAAGAAGCAGCTTATTTGGCTCAAGAAAGGATGCAAACGCACCAAACCTTGATACAGAAAGAAAAGGAAGCAATACAAGCTAAAGAGATGCAAGCTGATGACTTGTACAGAAAAGCAGTTGATTCTGGCGATGCTGAGTTGATGTCTAAAGCTGATACTCTTAAAAGTGATTTAAGCATACAGAAAGAAAAGGTTAGGATGGCTGAAGCACAGGCACAACAAACTTTTCAAAATCCACAGCCAGTTCCTCAACAACAACAATATCAAGAACAAACACAAACTACTGTAGAACCTAGCTCACAAGCTAAAAGCTGGCACGAAAAGAACCAGTGGTATGGTGACACCAGTAACGAGGATAATGTACAAGCAACACAATTTGCTTATTTCACACATTACAATCTAATTAACGAAGGCTATGAAGCTGACTCTGATGACTATTACAGTGAGCTTAACAGCAGAGTTTATAAAGTTTACCCTGATTTACAGGGCAATAATGACGTTCAAAATGAAGACAGACCCGCTGTGCAAAGAGTCGCTTCAACTTCTGTAGGAAGTCGTCAAAAAACACAAGGCAAGAAGACAGGAGTGACTTTTTCTAAATCAGAAGTTGAACGTCTCAGAGGATTGAAACCACATAATATGTCTGAAGAGGCATGGTTAAAATCTGTTGCTAAAGAGAAACAAAAAATTTCACAAAGAGAGGCAAAATAAAATGACTAACGAAATAGAACAAGAAACTACAACCAGAAAATCTCGTGAATCCGAGTCACACGCTAAAGAAACTCGTAGAACCCCATGGAGACCAGTAAGAAAACTAGAAACACCTCCAGCACCTGAAGGATATGAATATCGTTGGATAAGAGAATCAATGATGGGGCAAGAGGATAGGGCAAATGTAAGTAGAAGACTCAGAGAAGGTTGGGAACTTGTAAAAGGTTCTGATTTACCTGAAGATTTTAACTTACCAACTATGGATTCTGGCAGACATACTGGTATTGTATATAACGAAGGACTACTCTTAGCGAAGATACCACTTGAAACCATTGCTGAATGTAATGCTTATTACCAAGGCAAAAACCAACAAGCAAAAGAAGCGTTAGACAATAATATGTTTAACGAATCAGCTAAAGATGGAAGGTATGTTAAGTATGACTCGCAAAGAAAGTCTAATGTTACTTTTGGGAAAAAGTAACTAATATAAATAGGTAAAAATTATGGCTAATAAAGATGCCCCATTTGGATTAAAACCTGTTCGTATGATGGGCGGAGCACCTTATTCTGGAGGACAATCCAGATACAGGATAGCTAGTGGAGCCACAACACCAATATATAATGGCGATCTCGTGACGCAATTAACAGCTGGTGTTCTGGGTCGACATGCTGCCACTGGTACTGTTCCGATTGTCGGAGTGTTTAATGGAGTCAGTTATACTGACCCAACTACTGGCGAACAAGTATTTAAAAATTACTATCCCGGAAGCATATCTGCTTCTGACATAGTAGCTAACGTGATTGACGATGCCAATGTCGTTTTTGAAATACAAGCAGACGCAGCAATGCCTGTTGCTGACTTGTTTGGAAATTTTGACATTGTTGACGGCTCTCCTGTTGGCGATACAGCCTCTGGAAGGTCTAATGCCGAGCTAGATGTAACTACTGGTGCTACCACTGCTACTCTTCCTCTTAAAGCAATAGACATCTCTGAGGACCCTGATAACGATGATGTTTCATCATCCAACACCAATGTTCTGTGTGTGATTCAAAACCACATCATGGGGCAAAAAGGTGCTGGACTAGCATAAGGTAGGTAAAAAATGGCAATATCAAGAGCTCAACTCGCTAAAGAGTTAGAACCCGGATTAAACAGCCTCTTTGGCTTATCTTACGATGAGTACAACAGAGAGTACGAAGAAATCTTCTCTATAGAAGACTCTAATCGTGCCTTTGAAGAAGAGGTGTTGATAACTGGATTTGGTTCCGCACCCACTAAGTCTGAAGGACAAGGTGTTAGCTTTGACAACGCATCTGAAAGTTACAGTGCACGTTATACCCACGATACAGTGGCTTTAGCGTTTGCTCTAACAGAAGAAGCGGTTGAAGATAACCTCTATGATTCTTTAGGCAAAAGGTATGTCAAAGCATTGGCAAAATCTATGGCTAACACCAAAGAAGTTAAAGGTGCTGATGTATTGAATAACGCTTTCTCATCCAGTTTCACTGGTGGAGATGGTAAATCTCTAATAGCAACAGATCACCCACTTTCAGGTGGTGGTTCAGCTGCTAACAGAGCTACATCAATGGCTGACCTCAACGAAACTTCACTAGAAGATGCGTTGATTGACATTAGTGGATTCACAGATGACAGGGGATTAACAATTTCTGTTCAAGCTACAAAAATGATTGTTCCTAGTGAACTTGTTTTCGTTGCTGAAAGAATTTTAAATTCTAATCTAAGAACTGGAACTTCAGACAATGACTTAAATGCTGTAAAAAGCACAGGGGTACTACCCGGTGGTTATTCAGTAAATCATTATCTGACAGACCCAGATGCTTTCTTCCTGTTAACTTCTGTCACCGATCAAGGCGATGGTCTAAAAATGTTCCAAAGAAGTGCTATGGAAACTTCTATGGAACCAGACTTTGCTACAGGAAACATTAGATATAAGGCTCGTGAGCGTTATTCTTTTGGTTTCTCTGATTGGAGAGGAATTTATGGGTCACAAGGTGCATAAATAGAACGATTAGAAATAGCGTTTATAACTCAACTATTTCAGAAAAAGGGCAACTTAGGTTGCCTTTTTTTTTGTTATTTTCTTTGTGCAAATACTTGCAAATTTCTACACATTTGATATTATAACCATGTGGGATTAACTAATAACAAACCAAAAAAAATAGAAATAATTGGTGGAAGTATTTATCTTTGCTATAAAGATGAAAACACAAATGTTTCACATGAAACAAAAATTTTGCACAAGAAACAATATGTGCGTAAAAAACCAATGGTGGACAAGGCTTGGAAACTTTTGTCAAACGAAGACTACAGCTTTATAGTTTTTGACCCAATAACACGTTACAAAGAGGGTCAGCTAGTAGATACACACTATCAAGATATATCAATAAGACTGAGTGGTGTAGATACAATTTATCATAAATTTTTGTCTGGCAACTTAATGCGTAAATATCATAACCAAGGGTTAGACCCTATGTCACATTGGGGATATGCAGACGTGCATGATTGTGACTTGTTGCCCATAGAGAAAAAATTAATTAAGGAACATCTTGGAGACTACAAAACATACGAAACATATGGGCTGTAGCTAAACAAAAAAGGAGTATTTATGAAATTAAAAAAATTTAGTCATACAGGTGGAATAGAAGGTAGAAGAACTAGAGCACTCAAAAGATTAGAAAAAATTGACAAGCCAAACGAATCACAACAGAACCAAATTTTAATTTTAAGAAAAAAACTTAAAATTATATAACAAATCTTAATTTGCTAATCTAAAGCCCTAGTAGTATAATTTTACTACTAGGACTTTTTAACTTGTACCTATCGACTGACCTAGCAGACAAGCCAAGACGATAGGGGTATTTCCAAAGGAGGAAATTATGGCAAATTCGACATTTAATGGACCTGTAAGGTCAGAAAATGGCTTTAAAGTCATTTCAAAAGCAGAAAAAACAGGAGCTGTAACCACATCATTTACTTTAGATGGTAATGGTATGCAAGTCACACCTGTGGCACTAGCTGATACTACAGCTATATCTTTAACAGCTGCAACGCATGGTGGCAGAGTTTCAGTTGTGCCAGCATTGACTGCTAATTGCACACTTACTTTACCTTCACCATCTGCTGGAGTTTACTTCAAACTAATTTATGGTGGTGCAGCTGAAGAAACTGAAAACTTGTTGATTAGTACAGGTTCTAATACTAACTTTTACATAGGTGGTATCATCCATTTAGACTCCAATGCAGATAATGTTTCTGTATATTCAGATGGTAACTCTAACTCCATACTTACCTTGACTGATTTTGGTTTGTTTGAAATTAACATACTAGCCAAAGATTCAACTAATTGGTATATATGGGGCAATCAAGAAGGTGCTGATGCACCAGCTTTCTCTGACGCATAGGAGTAAATAATGGCAGACACAGTAACCTCACAAACTATACAGGATGGGCAAAAAATTGCTGTCCTGAAGTTTACAAATGTATCTGATGGCACAGGTGAAAGTGCTGTCAAAAAGGTTGATGTATCAGCTTTACAAGCAAATAATAGTGGTGACGCTTGCACTTCAGTCTCTGTAGCTCGTATTTATTGGGCTACAAGAGGCATGGGTGTAAACCTAGAATTTGATGCTAGTACAAATGTTCTTTTGACTGGTTTACCAGCAGATAGTACAGGAGATGAATACTATGACTTGTTTACAGGCATACCTAACAACGCTGGTAGTGGTGTAACAGGTGACATTGACTTCACAACTGTAGGACATTCAAGTGGTGATACTTATTCAATCATATTGGTTTTGAATAAAAATTATTAATGAATGGCTGTAAAAAAACCAAAAAAAAAGGCTAAACCTATAAGGAAAACGACTGGAAAGGGCGGTAATTACCGCCCTACCAGTAAAGGTGCTGGCATGACAAAAAAGGGCGTAGCTGCTTATCGTAAAGCTAATCCCGGCTCTAAGTTAAAAACTGCTGTAACAGGCAAAGTAAAAAAAGGTAGCAAAGCTGCGAAAAGGCGTAAGTCTTATTGTGCAAGATCGCTTGGACAATTAAAGCGAAGCTCTGCTAAAACAAGAAACAATCCTAATTCAAGAATTAGGCAAGCAAGAAGAAGGTGGAAGTGCTAATGGCAACAGGAAGATCACAAATACCAAAGAGCGTAGCAAACCCAAGTTTATATAGAAAAGCTAAAAGCAAGGCTAAAGCTAAGTTTGATGTTTACCCGTCAGCTTATGCAAATGCTTACATGGTTAAAGAATATAAAAAAATGGGTGGTAAGTACAAAGGTAAAAAGAAAGCCACAGGTGGAGCAATAAGGTTGAACCAAGGTGGTACAGTCATGGTACAGGGCAGAGGCTGTGGTGCTATGATGAACGACAAACGTAAGAAAACTAAAATACCAAGAAGTTAGTATGAGTTTGACGAAGTGGTTTAAAGAAGACTGGGTTGATATAGGTTCACCAAAAAAAGGTGGTGGCTACAAAAAATGTGGTAGGTCTAAAACCAAAGGTTCTAAGCGTGGTTATCCTAAGTGTGTACCAGCCTCTAAAGCTGCAAGCATGAGCAAAAAACAAATTTCTTCTGCTGTAAGACGCAAAAGAGCAAAAAAACAAGGTGTTGGTGGTAAGCCAACTAATGTTTCTACATTCGCCTCTAGAGGTGGTAAGATAAGAAAATCAAGATCAGGCAACATGGGATTGTTTGGCAGAAGATAGGAGTTATTATGAAAGGTACTAAAGGTATGAAAAAAGGTGGCATGGCTAAACGCAAAGGCACTAAATACATGGCTAAAGGTGGTTCTACCAAAGGTAAAGGTAAAGGCACTAAGTATATGGCTAAAGGTGGTGCTGCTAAAGGAAAAGGCAAAGGCACTAAATACATGGCTAAAGGTGGTATGGCTAAAGGCAAAGGCACTAAGTATATGTCCAAAGGTGGGCCTGTTAAGAGAAGAGGCGTAGCTAGAGGCATGGGTGCAGCTATCAGAGGTGGCGACTATACGATTTAACTAAATTATAAGGATTAAATATTGTGGCGTATTTAATATCAAACATACCGCAGTTTAAATGTTGGGTAAGAAAGGAATTTACAGCAAACCATAGTGATTATCATGGTGAGTATTTACACGCTTTGGCTATAGCTGTTAATACACTACCAGACAGATCATTGTCTTTTCAGGTGGTTTTTACAGGTTGCGAGATAGATGACATGGAAGATGCACCTAATGTGCATGGTGGTGCTATGTGGGCTAGGATGCCCATACAGGCACTTGTTGCTGACATACCACTAGATGAACCTCCTGAACCAATGGAAGATCACTTAGCACAACCTTGGGATTGCTTGAGTCATCACCATTCTGTGGTTATTATGGACAGGGTAAGCTCATCTCCATGGATATGTAAGATAGGAGGAGAGTTTGTAACAGGAAAGTATATGTTTACAGTTGACTACACAGATAATTCTATAGCTGATGACCCAGCTCAACATAAACAGTCACATGTGTTATATTTAACAGATGCTGGAGAGTGGACAGGTAATTTTGTAGCTTTACCTAACAACAGAGTAAGAGCAACAAACCCAGCCCTGTGGCGAGTTGGTGAAGGTGCTCCTGACTTTATGCCTTCTCAATGGACACATTCAGC